CATAGATGAAAACGGCTTGGTTAAGTTTGGTCACAATGGTAAATCTCATTGTGATAATGCCATGGCGTTAGCTCTTGCAAATTTGGCTCTCAAAAAGGTAAGATTGAAAACAGATAGTTTTTTACCTGGATGGTTGAAAACAAGAAGAAGCAAGAGTATAAAGCAACAGACTGGAGCTGCTATTGCTCAACATAGGAGATACTGATGGCTAGGCAAAACGAAACAGATATAATTCGTCTCATTCAAACAATACTATCTGAGCATGAGGACTACTGGAAGCAAGAGAGAGCAAATCTCAAGCGTTATCGTGATGTGTATGAAAATGAATTCTGGAGCTCGAGCTGGAGTACAATTAACTCTGATATGATTCGTGTTGAGACTGCAGATTGCTTCTCTTATGTTGAGGGCTTTATTGCTTCTCTGTTCTCTCGTAACCCGGCTGTCGTTGTTGGCAAGGATGCTGCTATGATTGAGGGTACTCCTGAGCTTGCTCAAGAGGTTGCAAATCGTTTCCTCTTCGACAAAAGAGAGCATCTTGAAAACGGCTCGAGGCTCGGCTTAATTTATCCTTGCTCCTTCTTTAAGTTTTCTCCTCAGCAATCTGACGACTTGCTTGAGCGTGTTTCAATACGAGCTCTTCCTTGTTGGGAGGTGATAGTTGATATGGATGCTAGCAGCTGGAGCTCTCAGCGGTTTGCTGGTCACGTGTATTATCTTTCTCTTCCTGAAGCTCGAGAGAGGTTTGGTAATAAGAAGTTTAACCCGATTCCAAAAGAAGATTATTTTAAAGCAACAGATAAAAAATACTCTGGAAAGATTCAAGATTTACCTGATGATTATCTTTATATCAAGATTGTTGAGCTTTATGATTTCGCTTATGACCAGGTGTATTTCTGGTCTCATAACTATGCTCAAGGTGAAAAGCTCTTATTGAGAGAGCAGATTCCTCTCCGTACGTATGATGATCAACCTCTTTCTCCAATTGTGCCTCTGTATTATTCTCGCAAGCCTGAAAAACCTATGAGTGGCTTGAGTGCTGTTGCTCGAGTGTATGACCAGTTTTATGAGAAGAATATATTGAGAACCTACTGGGCAAATGCTGTACGTCGTGACTCAAGGCAATACTTGTACAAAGAAGGCTCATTTGATGAGGAAGCTCTTGCAAAGATTACTTCTGGTGTTGATGGTGCTATGATTGCCGTTGATGAGGAGAGCCTTGCTGGTTTGATTGCTTCGGTTGGTGTCGAGCCTATCTCAACCAACTTCGACCGGTATCAAAACTATATAGAGCAAGATATAAATCGAGGCTCGATTCTAGCTCCTTTCTCCAGAGGAGAAGCAACAAAAGCAACAGCAACAGAGATTACAGCTCTTGCTCAATACTCTGCTTCTGAGATTGGTAAATTGGCTCGAGAGAGAGATGGTGCTATTGAGCAGATTGCTCTCGTATATCTCAGAATGATTGCTCTCCTTGCTGAGGAGAATGAGCTTGCAACAATCGAGGTAAATGGAGTACCAAAGATTATCACGGCTAAAGACTTAGATGCAAAGTTTAAAATTGTAGCTCTTGACCAGTCGAGCACTCCTCTCTCTGAAGCAATCAAGAAAAACAATCTTGTGCAGCTGCTTCCGATTCTCCAGGGGCTAGGTGTTCCAATGAGCAAGGTAAAAGAGGAGATTATTCGATTATATGATTTGCCTCGAAACTTCCTAGAAGAAGAAGTACAAAAAGAGGCTCCAATACAACCAACAACACCACCAGAAGAGCAAAGAGATATAGGTGCATCCGGTGAGCTTCCGGCTGAGCAGCTGGCTCAATCTCTTCTCGGGGGTAAATAATGCCGATATATGATTTTCAATGTAAAACTTGCAATCATTACCAGGAAGAGCTTTTTTTTGAGTTTTATTCTTTGCATGAAAGAGAGCTCTTGATGAATCAGGAAAAGAATACTTGTGATAATTGTTCTGATGTAAATTGGAGAGCAAAGCTATCAGTACCGAATCTCGACTCAACCAGTAAAACTCATAGATATGGAGTAGAAGGCTATTACTCTAAAGCTCTTGGTAAGCATGTCTCCTCTCCTCGAGAAGAAAATAAAATAATGGAGAAGAGAGGTTTTGTTTGTGAGGCTGATTTAACTCCTCATTTTTGGGAAGATAAAACCCAAAAGATAAAAGATAGAATTTCTGAGCAAGATCAATATATTGCAAGATATAATAATGCTATTAAAGAAGGAAAGAGCAAGCAAGAGGCTGCTGTTGAGCTCGCTCCTACTCACGATATACAATCTGGAAAAACTGATGCTCTTTGGAGTGATAAAATTTAGGAGGCTGTTATGGCTATGAATAAAGAAGAAATGAAAATGCTCGGTATGAGTGGAGATCCTCAAGAGCTTGACTTGTCTATTGAGATTGGTAAAGCTGAGGAGGTTGACGAGGATATGTACAACCAGCTTGCTCCTCGAGGTAAGTTTTCAAAAAAGGCTCTCAATAACCTGGTTACTGCAGCAAATAGATTGCTTCCCTTGTTTGAGCAGTCTCCTGATTATCCTATGTTTGAGGAAGATATACAGGTATTTCCTAACGACTTTGTCCGTGTGATTGGAATGTTTCAAGCTGCTGTAAATTATGCGGTTGATTCTGGAGACTTGGATGAAGAGATGGATTTTGAGCTTGAGGATATAACTGATGATAGAAGTATTATGCTCTTAGCCGGTAAAATTACAAAGCTTGCTCAAGATAGAGAGTTTAAAAAGTTTTTGCAGAATCCTCCTCCTGAGTTTGATGAAGAAACAGAAGAAGAAGAGATGCAAGAAGAATCAATGCCAAGCTCTGACGAGATGGATAAGTTTTTTGCTGGTCGTATGTAATGAGTAAAAATGTTCCAACTGATAAAGAGCTTTATGCTCGAGTAAAAGCTGAAGCAAAGAAGAAGTTTGATGTTTATCCTTCTGTTTATGCTAACGCTTGGCTCGTCAAGGAGTATAAAAAACGTGGCGGTGGTTATCGTACAGTAAAAGGAGATTGATATGGCTCGGGGTGGTCTTGGTCGTTGGTTTCAAGAGAATTGGATTGATGTAAAAACAGGTAAGCCTTGTGGACGCTCTCTTGCTGAGAAGAAGAAGAGAGGCTATCCGGCTTGTCGTCCTACCAAAAGAGTTAGCTCTGAGACTCCTAAAACAGTTGGAGAAATGAGCAAATCTGAGAAGGAACGTTTTAAACGTGAAAAGACCAGCTCCAAAAAAATATCATATCAACACAAAAGAAAATGATTGCAAAACTTACTCCAGTTTCTAACATATTTACTTATTACTATGTAACCATCATCAAAGATGATGAGCTTGCAACAATCGTAATTACTAGCTCTGAGTTAAAAAGTATTGAGGCTCGAGCTGAAAGAATGAATCTGATAAAACAACGCTCAACAATCTGGAGCCGGTTAAAGCTGGCTCTCCAGATAATAAGAGGATGAAATGAAGAGACTCGATAAATCAACGATGAAATGTAACCAGCCTCGACGCTCTCCAAAGCCTGAGAAGAAGATGGTTGTAAAAGCGTGTGAGGATGGAAAAGAGAAGATTATTCACTTCGGTGCTTCTGGCTATGGTCATAACTATAGTAAAGAAGCTCGTCGCTCGTTTCGTGCTCGTCATAAATGTGATGAAAGAAAGAGTAAGCTCTCTGCATCGTATTGGGCTTGTAAAAAACTCTGGACTCCAGGCGGCTCCAAAAAAACTACTGGTACCAAAGGAGGCGTTGCAAAGTAATGCCGATATATCAAACTCCAAGAGGATGGAAGATAGAAAATGTAAAAGGCTATCATCCAAATAAAGAAGCTGCTGAGAGGAGACTCAAAGCAATTAAAGCATCTCAACAACAACAACCAGAAAAAAGAGGAAAGTATGGAAGAACAAGTACAAGTTGACGAGACAAGTAATGAGCAAGTTGCTCAAGAGGAAACAACAGAAATAGAAGAGGTTGAGGCTCAAGAAGAAGAGCTCTTGACGATTGATGATCTTCTCGGGCTTACTGAGGAGGATTTTGCTGAGTTTGAGGAGGATGCTCAACATAAAGGAATGAAACCTTTGCATGAGTGGCTTGAGCATACTCCCGAAGAAGTGCGCAAACATATTGCGAACATGAGAGCATCATATACAAGAAAAACTCAAGAGCTTGCTGAGATGAAAAAACAACTCGAAGAGCAAGCAGCTGCTTTACGAGAGCAACAAGAGCTAGCTCTCAACAACCCGATTCTCTCTCAAACTGAGCAGTATATCACTGATGATGAGCACGATATATACTCTGAGGACGGTATGAGAGCAGAAATAAAGAAGCAAGCTGCTCTTATGTTACAAGAGATGCTCAAACCAGCTCAAGAGAAAGTACAGCTCGAGAAAAGACAAGTTGAGCTCCAACAATTCAAAACGGCTCATCCTGAGATTACTGATGATGAGTATCGTTATCCTATTTACGAGTTAATGAAGGAGAGAGAAGAGCTGAAGCTTGAAGATGCTTACTGGATTGTTCGAGGTCGTATTGACTCTGAGAAGGCTGCAAAGATACGAGCTGAGCAAGAGGCTGCAAAGAAGAGCAGAAGAAGTACGCTCAACAAAACGAGTACAGGTAGCTCAACAGCTCCAAAAGGTACTCCAAAGTTTAGGAGTGCGGTTGAGGCTTATCAATGGCACAAAGCTCAACAGGATAAAAAATGAGAAACATAGAAAAGATAATAGTGCATCATTCTGCTTCTGGTAGTGCTGTTACTACGGTTGAAAAAATAGATCGTTGGCACAAAGAAAGAGGATGGTCTGAGATAGGCTATCACTTTGTCATTTATCCTGACGGCTCGGTGAATAAAGGTCGTTCAATGGTTAAGACTGGTGCTCATTGTAAAAATCATAATACTGGTTCTATTGGTATTTGTGTTGCTGGAAACTTTGAGGTTGAGCCTGTTACTGAGCCTCAAAAGTTTGGTATTGAGGGTACTCCTGGTCTTTTTGGATTGATTAAAGAGCTGCTTGAGAAGTATGAGCTCTCTTGGTTTGATGTTTATGGTCATAGAGAATTAGGCAATTCGACTTGTCCTGGAGAAGCTTTATTTAAAGAGCTTGTGATTGAGAGAGAGAAAAACACTTGTCAATCTTGACTCTTTGCTTTATACTTTGATTTATCTGAGCCTCTCTTTGAGAATCTCTCAGCATAAATCGACACTTCTCAAGAAGCACGTCAATGAATGAATAATTTTTAAACTTTAATGAGAGGAAATACAATGGCTATTTCAAATGAATTACTCTCGTCAACCTTGTACTCTATTCGTGATGGAGAAGTTGACGAACTATTTCGCAAAGTTGCCTTTCTTGACAACGCTAAAAAAATGAACGGTGTTGAATATGAGGACGGCGGTATTAAAATTCAACGTCCTTTAGCTCTGGAAGAGCATAGCACTATTTCTCAGTTTTCTACTGGATACGAGCCTATGAATCTTGCTGTAAAAGACGTTATGCAACCAGCTGTCTACGAGTGGGCTGATTTCGGTGCTCCTATCGTTATTACTCGAAAGGAAGAAACAGAGAACAAAGGTGAGCTTGCTATCGTGAAGATTGTTGAGGCTCGTATGCGTTCTGTTATGGGTATGCTGAGACGTGAGCTCAATAAGCAAATTCTTGACGGTTCTTCTTCTGTTCTTACTGATGTAAATACGCTGAACGGGTTCAAGTCTGGAGGATTTCTTGAGGCTGAGATTGCTGCTGGTGGAAATCAAAGCAATTCTGTTGGTGGTATCTCAAAAGCAACTTACTCGTCTACTACTGGTTGGCAAAACCAAGCAATTGATATACAAGCTGCTTTCGGTACTAACGGTATCCGTTTAATGCAACAGGGCGCGATTAAGGCTGGTGCTGTTGCTCCAATGGGGCAAATCAACTGCGTTATCATGTCTGAGAATGCTATGGCAAACTATAGAAGAGCTCTCTTTGCTCAAGAGCGTTATATTGACGAGAAAACTCTTGATGCTGGTCGTATGGTTCTGGCTTTTGGTGGAGCTGTTGTTGAGCAAGATACTTACCTTGGTCAATCTTATACTTCTACTGATTTTGGTGCTGGAGCTCTCTCTGGTTATATGCTCAACTTCGATGCAATCAAAATGATCTTTCACAAAGATTGTGATTTTGCTGTCTCTCCGTTTGAGAAAGTTTCTGGTACGGTTGCTCGAGCTGCTGATCTCTATGTTAAGATGCAGTTGATTGCTGATCATCTTGGTTCTAACGTCGTTATCTTTGACGGTGACACTTACTAATTTAGGAGGCTGATATGGCTACTGTAAATCTTATTCAACGCTTAGACTCTGCAGATAAAGAGACAATGAATAGAGCTCAATATGAGTATTTTCTTGCTGGCTCTGCGATTACTGCTGGTCAATGTGTTTCTCTTGATGCATCTCAAACCGGTTCAGATCGAGCTCTTTATGTTGTTCCTTCTGATGCTGCTGATACTGCTGCTTCTTTCCCTGTTGGAATCGCCTTTGCTGCTGCTTCTGCTGGAGATAAAGTAAAAGTTTGTATTGGCGGTTACTTTGAGGACGCTATTGTTGATACAGCTACAACTCAGGGCGATTTACTTCAAATCGGTTCTACTGCTGGAGAGCTTGATGTTCGTGTTACTGCTGTAAATGAGGGCGGTGCTGCTACTTTCAATCTTCTTCCGATTGTTGCTCTTGCTTTAGAAGATGATACAGCCGGTAAAGCAGATGTTTACATTATCAATTCTTTCCGTTAAAATATAGAGGGGATACATGTTTAAGGGGGTTAGGGTTTACTTTAACTCCCTTTTCCTTTAGGAGATAAAATGAATTTGATAGCTCTTAGGCAAAAAATAAAGAACATTACAGATTATTCTCCTGAGCTTCAGCAATTCAATGACCAGCTTGATGAGCTCTTGAATGATGCTTATTATGCTCTTTGGACTATGAAGCGTTGGAACTTTGCAACGAAAATAGACTTCTTGCAATTCCATCCTGATATAACCTCAACAACTGATACCGAGTATTCTGCTGGAGCCGAGATTACTATCTTGGTTACTACTGGAGATAGGTTAGTACAGCTCTCCAATTCAATCGGTCGGCTTGATTATGTTGATGTGTGGGAAGGTTGCCCAATTGAAATAAATAGTGATGAGTATATTATTTCAAAGATTATCAACAATCAACAGATTCTACTCACTGAATCTTTTAAAGGTGATACAGCTGCAGCTCTTACCAGCTGGAAGATAAAAAAGCGTTATTATACTCTTCCTGAGGATTGTGCTGAGTTGTTGTATCTTGGTCATAGAGATTATCCTTACAATAGTAACTCCGGTGCTTATCCTCCTTACGGTAAAGCAACAGCAATCTTGCCTCGTCATGATGAGAGTTACGGTTTGCGTGTTGATTATGATAATGTTTATGCGGAGGCTTATATACCGTCTCCAACTGTCCCGATTCAATCAGCTGAGACTTTATCACTAACAACAACACTAGGAGCGTTAAATGTTGGCTTCTATGAATTTTGTTGGGCTTTTGTTAAAGATGGTAAGTTATCTCCTTTATCTGAGCCAAAAACAATAGAGCTCAATCTTGAGGCTCGAGGAGTCAATCTGAGCTTTTTGTCTTGGGATGGTAATACGATTGTTGCTGATACTTATCAAAGTAATGATCAACAGCCTTCTCAATGGGAAGGTTATAGAAAGGTTATCTTTTGGAATAAAAACTTTGACCAGAGTACCGGAGAGCGAATTGGTTTGCCTTGCTGGTTGCAAGTTACAAGAGGCGGCTCAACTCGTAACGATTCAAACTATTTGAAAAAAATCATTGTTGCTGATACGAGCTCAGCTCAAACAATCAACTCTCCAACTCAGTTAGATAATGGAAGTAAAAGATATATTGAGATTGACGGTACTCATCAAACAATCAGACCGTATCCGAGAGTTAACGGATATGATGAAAAGAAAGTTATTGCAGCAAAAGAGACGATTTATACGAAAGAAGGAGTGATGAGATACTTGAAAAAGCCAAAAGATATGCTTCTCGGTACTGATTCTCCTGAGATGCCGTTTGAGTTTCATCAACTCATCGTCTATAAAGCTCTTGAGGAGATTTATCTCAAGCTTGGTGCTCAATCTCTTGCTCAAACTTATGAGCGAAAATACACAAAAGAGATAAAGCAGCTGGAAAAGAGATACGTTGACAAGGTTGATTTTTTGGTTCAGCGTGGTCAGTTTGGTTTCTTTCCTGGTCGTGTTGGATATACCAGTAATGATTTGAGGTATCTCGGATAATGAAAACCAGTAAAACAAATAGGATTCCTTGTGGAGCTGTTGACGATAGTATCAATGCTCCTCTCAGTAAAGCATCTCGAATACTGAATATGAGATGGAATCAAAAGCACGGCTCCTGGATAAATGATCGTGGTTTTTCTCCTTGGTGGCAATTTCCTAGCTCGTTTACTTGGGATAATGTGCCGGCTCCTCTTCTCTCAGCTCAAACTTTCCTTGCTTCTCGAGTGGATAGCTTGTACTTTTGGAAAAAGCCAACTGGAGAAGTATATATTTTTGTTGAGCAAAACGGAGTCCTTTATGTTCAGTATGGCAATAAAGGACAAGGCTCAACCTATACAGGATTCTCCTGGTTCTTTGATGATGTTGAGATTGTTGCTGAGAATAGAGCAAAAGTACCATCTCAGTTTATTCCTTTTGGTAATAGGCTCTTGATTATCAATGGTATTGATGCTCCTCTTTGGCTCAAGTCTCCTCAATCATTCAGAGATTTCTCTTTTACTTTGCCGACTCCTCAACCATATCTCATCAAGCTGCAACCTACCTATCCACAAGGAGACGAGCTTGAGACTGGTACTGGTGCTCCTTACTTTAAAGACGACGCTATTATTGGTCTTGGTGATACTACAGGCAAGAGAAATAACTACTTTTGGAAGATGACGTATGTACTTGATAGCGGTGCTGAGTCTCCTCTTTCGAGCTCTGATAATATAAACTGGGTTATTACTCAATCAGCTGAGGAGCCTGAATACAAATTCGGTGTTGTAATGGAGCTGCCGATTGCTCCTAAGGGTACTGTTGCTCGTCGTCTTTATAGGACAAAAAATTGCCTCAACAATGAAGAGACTTATTATTTTGTAAAAGAAATAGAAGAAAACGGCTCATCTTTTTACGTCGATATTTTTGATGATGCTTATCTTGTTACTCCAGCTCCTAGCTCTCTCAACTCCTCAATCATCTCAACCGATTGGAAACAAGGAGAGAGTTGGGATAATAGAATCTGGCTCGCAAAAGAGAAGAAGATTATCTATTCTGATTCGGGTATTCCTGAGCAGTTTAATGCAATCAACTTCTTTGATCTTGGCAATACTGAAGGAGGGCAAATAACTGCTCTCAAAGCGTATTACAACAACTTGATTGTTTTCAGAGAGAACGCTGTCAATGTGATTCGTTTCTCTGCTGCTGGTGGTTATACTCTCGCTGTTGTCTCGAGCTCTGTTGGTACGTTGTCTCCTCAGGCGATTACGATTGCTCCTGTTGTCGGCTTGACGTTTATCAATGAGTCTGGAGTCTGGAGCTTGAGAGGTGGGCTTGATGGAGGCTCAACGATTACTATCAACAAGATTTCTCAAGATATAGATAATGAATGGAGCTCGATAAATCGAAAAGCTCTCTCCTCAGCAATCTCGGCTTATTCTGAGAGTGAAAAAGAGCTCTGGATTCATTACGCTTCTGGTTACAATCAGTATCCAGATAAAGGTGTTGTGTTGCATCTCAACAGACAAGATTTATCCTGGAGCTTTAGAGGTGCCTCTACTATCGAAGAGGACGATTTATTTTACTTCTCGGCTATGAGTGTTGATTTTGCTGGTCGTTTTGTTTTTGGTTCTCTTCCGAATTGGAGTAATGATTGGAATAATTTAAACTCAAAAGCTAACTTGTTTGGTACGTTACATGTTTGGTGTGCTTCTCATTATCATTCTCAAAAAGCTCAACTCATCAGTATTGTTGATAATTTATATACTTATTCAATAGCCAAAAATAATAGAGTTAAATCTGAGTGGGCTTCTTCTTGGTTTGAGTGGGATAATGGAATGATTCGTATTCATTCTGTTGAGCTCGAGATGATTGCTCAAGGTGATACGAAAGTAAGTATTGAGTATTATAAAGATTTTCAGTTGGATCCTTCAACAACAGCATATCAAAAGCAAGCCGATAGCAAGATAGTATTTACAACAAGTGAGCCTCCTGTTACTGTTCCGGCTGCTTTCTCCAGTGTTACAAAGTCTCCTTTTAAAATAGCTACGTCAAGAGTGCACGGTGATAGGAGGACGGTATTGAGATTTGATACTCGTACTGAGCTATCTGATAATTTCAAGTTTGTTGTATTACCTGAGAATCAAGAAGTATTTGAGCTCGTTGCGTTCAAGATTGATCATATAGCTCAAGAGATACCAAAGATGAATCAAAGCATCAGACTCAACAAAGGTCAACCAAGATGAAACAATATCCGAAGCAGCTGCAAGAGCAATATAGGCAAGTTGTACCGTCGTTACTCAATACTAATCCGAGTATTTATCTCAATGAGACTCAAGGCGGTCTCAACGGGCAAAACATACCAGTTGAGAGCTTAAATCATACGAAATTTAAACAGCCAACAAGCAGCAAGACGACAACTAGCAATACTATTACTGTTGAGTTTATTGGCTCAACTCAGCAATATAAATCGGTTTCGAGATATGCTCAGGATTTTGGAACTGATAACTTTACTGTTTTGTATGCGTTTGATTTAAAAACTCAAGAGTGGAATAAAAATTGGAATCGTCTCGAGGAGATTTCTGGTTTTGATGAGCTTGTTTGTAAAATGGATTGTAAAGAAGGGATGCTCAACGGACTAGCTCAAATTAACTTTCGTCACGGTACGAATGTTATCAATAGTGAAGGGCTAAATTATGAAACCGGTTTAGATTGGTGGACTCGTTGGGGCGTGTTTGTGAATGATATATTAATTGCTGAGTCTGGTGAATGTTTCCCTCGGTTGGAGAATTTAGTTATTCCTTTTTCGGTGCCTGTTGGCTCTCAGGCTATTCGTA